GCTGGTTCTGCTGTGTCGATTGCTTTAAACTCTGCGGGTATGATTACCGTACAAGTAACTGGTGTATATACTGGTGCATTGTCTCTACAAGCTACTGTAAATGGTACAAACTGGATCACTGTTGGTGGTACTCCTTTCATGGGTATCGCTGGTGGCACTTCCACTGCTACTATCGCTTCTGCTACACAAAGCATTTTCCAGGCACAAGTGGCTGGTTATAATCAGGCTCGTATCACCGCTCTAGCTGCTGTAACAGGTACGGCTACTGTAACTCTTCGTCAATCAATTGGTCAAGCTCCTGCTACAGTAGCTCTACCTGCTGGCGCTGCTGTTATTGGCGCATTAACGGCTAACCAAACTGTTAACGTTGCTCAGTTGGGCGGTACTGCACCAGTAACGGCGGGCGTTGCTGGTACGCAAGCGGTTGGTGGTAACATCGCGGTTGGTACTGCGGCAACAAGCAACCCAGTCCTAGTAGGTGGAGTCGACGCGAACAGCCTAACTCGTCGTGCTCAATTAACCACAGACGGTTTCTTGTTTGGTGCTGGTCCCGGTGAAACAATCAGTCAGTTCTCTGTTGGTACTGGTGCTGCTGCTGTAACAGACGGGACGAACGGTAAGACGATTTTCGTACCACCTATCGAATCCGATGTTTACTTGAACGTCGATTCAATTTCAACCACGCCTACGATACAGCTAGAAGGATCATACGACAACATGTTGTTTGCTGTCATTCCTCTAACCAAGGTAGATGCTACGGCAGCTTCATTGCAGTATGCTTCTGCCGCAGCATTTACTCCAGTAGCTGGTGGTCTATACAAAGGCAAGACATATGGCTTCCCAATCTTGCGTGTCCACTTAACGGCTGGTACTACAACTAACACTGTCGGTGTCGTACGTGTAATCCCTGTAATTCAGCCTGCATCAGTAGCTACAGTAAGTCCATTTGCCTTAACCGCTGCTTCTACTACAGAAGCCGTAGGTGTAGCAAACGGCCAGGTCTTTACAGGTGGCGTACGTACTCTAAACGTACAGGCTTCTGGTTCAACCAAAGCTATTATGATTGTAGATGCCGTAACCGGTACATTGACTTATACGCTAGAAGGTTCAACGGACGGTACAAACTATAACGCGCTAAACTTCCAGCCTCTTGGTGGGGGTCCTACTGTGGCTACTGTATCTGCAACTGGTACAGCCGCCTTGCCTCAGTCTGGTGTATGGGAAGCAGACGTTTCTTCCTTTACTTCCGTACGTGTTCACTGCACGGCTTTCACATCAGGTGTAGCTTACGGAGCATTAAAGTTGGTATCCGTACCAACCGCTACTGGTGTCGGTAACTCCAAGAAAGCTTCTTACGTATTGAACATGTCTGCTCAAACTCCTACGTCCGCTGGTTACGTATTAGGAGTTGTTGAAGCTTCTGCTACCAAGAAAGTCTTTATCAAGAAGTTGACGATTTGGCAAGCAGGTTCTATGACTGCCGCTCAAGTCACGAACTACTCTTTGATTCGTGAAACAACAGCATCTTCAGTAGGCACTACACAAGTGCCAGCTGCAAAGGCAACCACAGATACCTTCGGTGGTCTAGCCCGTATTGCTGGTGCTACAGCGGGCACTGCTGGTACAACGGTTTACCAGTTCTCATTGTTTACTCCTACCGCTGTCGCTGCTTTCACGCCACAAGTTATCGACTTCACGGACGGTGGTACGATGAAGGGTATCGAAATCCAGCCTGGCACAGCAAACGGCGTTTACTTGTCTGCGGTAAACGGTGCTGCTGGTGCGGCCAACGTGTCGATGAATATTGAGTTCACGGAAGAGTAACGCTTGACACAGCGGCTCCGCGTGGTAGGATGGCGGCTCACTCGGGTAGACCCCAAGGAGCCGCCATGTCATTTTTTCCAGAAGAGTATCCACGTTTCTCCAAGCCATCAGTTAAGTTAGTTTTGTTCTCGGAGAACGTTCACAACAACAAGCGTGTTATCACGACCAAGTGGAAGTACCCCAAGCAACATCTAGCGCAGCTTAACATGCACGGGCAACTGTGCAAGAACGCATCGTCGTCTCGTGCGGTGCCCGTCAAGAAGGTCATCGAACAAGTGACCAACGACCCCTACGTCCCCGTCCGTTGGTCCAAGAATCAAAAGGGCATGCAAGGTTATGCCACTTTGGACTACGACCAGCAAATCGCCGCTGCCAAGCAGTGGTTAGAAGCCCGCGATGCCGCTTTGAAGTATGTGAACGGACTGGTAGATCTAGAAGTCCACAAGCAAATCGTCAACCGCTTGTTGGAACCGTGGACTTGGGCTACGGTGATTGTGACAGCTACAGAAGTGGAGAACTTCTTCGCGTTGCGCGATGCGCCCGATGCCCAAGATGAGATTGCTTATTGTGCTCGTCAAATGGCGAACATCTATTACAATGCTGAACCGCAACCGTTGGCCTTTGGTCAGTGGCACTTGCCTTTCGTGCGTCAATCCGAGCATTCTTTACAAACCGAAGACCAACTGCGGATTTCTGTTGCACGTTGTTGCCGAGTATCGTACAACAACGTAGACGGTACGCCAACCGAGCTAGCCAAGGACCGGATTTTGGCTGCTTCTTTGCAAGACGAAGGACACTGGTCGCCGTTTCAGCATCAAGCGTTAACCGTAGACGTACATTCCACTACGTCGTCGGGCCAATTTAAGGGCTTTGTGCAGTACCGCAAGACCTTTACCAATGAAGTCCGCTCGTACAAGTACATTCCTCGTCCAACCGACGTAATCGACATTACCCCTGTGGTTGATTAACCAAGGAACCCAATGAAAATCGTATGCGTGTCGGATTTGCACTGCAAAGCCAAGGAAATTTCTCTGCCCAAAGGCGATGTGTTGGTGTGTGCTGGAGATTTTACGTACCGTGGAACGGAAAGCGAATTGGCTTTGACGCACCTGTGGGTTAAACGTCAGTCCAAAGAATTCGCTCACGTTATCATGGTGGCGGGCAACCATGATTTTGGCTTGTCTATGCCGCGGATGGTGGACTACTTGCTGGACAAGTCCCCCAACGCTCACTTGCTCCACAACGAAGCCATCACGGTCGACGGTGTGAAGTTTTGGGGCAGCCCATACTCTCCTACGTTTGGTCAGTGGGCTTTTATGCGCGAAGAGTACGAACTGGAAGAGTTTTACAAGGGCATCCCGGATGATACGCAAGTGCTCATCACGCACACGCCTCCTAATGGCGTGTTGGATCGTGTTGGTCGTCCGGGATCCAAGCGTCGAATCGATTGGGATATTTCACCGGAAATCCACGCGGGTTCTACGGCTTTGCGGGCCCGTGTAGACCAACTGACGACGCAAGACAAACATTGGGACAGTCTAGAGGATCTTCAACCTCCCGAAAAACAACACTTGCGGTTGCATGTGTTCGGGCACATCCACGAGGCGGGCGGATCATTGGTGCAAAATAACGTAATCTTCAATAATGCGGCTATGATGGACGTTAACTACAACGTCGGTTTTCAGCCATACGTTTGGGATATTGATTTCAGCAAGCCGTTTAACAAAACGGTAGTCCCTTCCCGTCAAGCGGAACTAAACAAGGTTTTTGATGCTGTAAAGGAGCCAAAATGAGCGTAGATATCGATCCAATGGGTCAAGATGTGTTGGGTGGAGTCCCACAAGAGCAAAAGTTGGCTCAAAAAGGTGTGACCGATGAAGTGGTGGCGTCTGCCCCCGTAGTGGACGAAGTTGTCCAAGTTCCGGTCGTTCGACCGCCGCTGGACGAAGTTGTTGTGGACGATCTGGCTCCGGTGAAGGAAGTCCCCCTACAAGACGCCAAGCTGTTTTCTGTATCGGGCGACGTTTTGAAGTTAGAGTCCGGTGGTCAAATCAGCGGCTCGTTTGCGGGCGCACAAATCGTTGAAGGGTTCGTGGACATCAAAGATGCCGACGGCGTTTTGATCGGCTCGGGCGTGACTACGGTCGTAGGTGGTTTCTTGCACGTAGAAGGGCACATTGATTACGCGTCACCGTTGCGCTTGGATATCCAAAATGGCCAAAAAGTGTTCTTCCACTTTTGGGGCGGATACGAAATGGCCGACGTGACTCCGGGCAAGGCCCCACGTCTACAACACTTGCACGTAAAGGAAGTAGCACTGTCTAACAGATGGTCGTTAGATGGACGTGTACAGCCGGTCTTAGGAAAGTAAGGTATAAGTCAATCACCAACGGCCCCGTTCTTTAAGAACGGGGCCGTTGCACGTTATAAGGTAATCTTTGGCACCAAAGGAATAACTATGGTTCTATCTTTACGTCCACTTTCTGGATTTGCGTCTATCAATACTTTTACTTTCAACGACGCGTTCTTCTTTTCTCAAGGAGACACGCCGACGTTGTACTTCCAATTGGTAGATACGTCCGTCAATTCGGCGTATGCGGGATACAACCCTACAGGGTTGGCTTATCACCCACCCCCTACCGCCATTTTGTCTATTACCATCACATCGATCAACCAAGCGTTATCGATCACTCGTTACGCCACTTTGGTGTCGGCCAACGATACGTCCATTTGGTCTATGGCTTTAATGCCTTCCGATACTTTAGCGGGCAATATGTCTGTTAAGATGGTGTTGATGGATGGATCAACTGTCATCAACGGTTACGCAGGTAATGTTATCCGCGTATCGTCTGTTAATCCGGGTTGCTAAGCTTTTAGGAGAATCATGGCTAAGTATACTAACTCTAAAAAAGCTGGGTCGTCTATGTTCCCACGCGATGCCGTCGATACCGACGGTTTTCAGCGTTATGAACCGTTGTTGACCCCGACCTTGGTCCGCCAACGTTATCTGTTGGGCTTACCTACCCAATCCTTCTTCATCAATCCCATTACCAAAAAGCGCGACGTCATTACCGACCCGATGTTGGAAGATTTTATTAAGCAAGCTGTTAACGAAGCGGAAATGATTTTAAAGATCGACATCTTTCCTGTCCAACGTCGTGGAGGTCAACCGTACGACCGTAACCACTTCGTTCAGTTCGGGTACTTCCGCATGCCACACAAGCCAATCGCGTCTGTAGACAAGTTGTCTATTGAATTGACCAACAACGCTACGTCCTACGACATTAATACTGATTGGATCGACAACCGTAACTTCAATCGTGGTTTGATCTATTCAATTCCGTTCGGGTTCGGGGCGTCTTCCACGGACTCCGCTTTCGTAGTGCCCGGAGGTGAAGCTGTGGGCGCGATGTTCGCCGCCATGATGACCGGTAACTATTGGATGCCTGCTTACTTTACGATTTTGTACACCACCGGCTTCCCTAACGGACAACTGCCGTACATCATTAATGATTTGATTGGGACCATTGTAGCTTGCCATGTGTTAGGCTTGATCTTTGCTTGGTTCTTCCAGTCCTCTTACAGCTTATCGTTGGACGGAATGAGCCAATCGCAATCCTTGAACCCGCAAATTCTGCAGAATCGCTTGGACGGGCTGTTGACTCGCAAAGAAGAATTGGCCAAGCAAATTCGTGGGTTGTTTGGTCGTCAAATTATGGTGTCGACGATCTAAGTTTTTGAGGACCATATGCCATTTCGCAGCCAAGCACAGCGCCGTTTGATTTATGCCAAGGAAGCCGCCGGAGAGCTACCTAAAGGTACGGCAGCGCATTGGGCTTCTGTGACGCATGGCAAGCTACCTGAGCACGTCAAAAAGTCCGAAGACTTGGCTAAGTCACGTCCGAGCTTTGCTTTCCCAGGCTTAGGGATTGGTCGTCACGAACATAATATTCAAACAATTTCTACTCCTCGTCAACAAAAGATTGCTGATCATCGTTTGGGGCACGAATCCGGTACTGAACCCGAGCTAACCGATTTGAATGTAGCTGGGCAAACCGCCAAAACGGGATTTGCTCGCTCGCCCACTTACTTCGACAAATTTCGTGAAGCGGGTTTACCGCTGGCCCCATACACTAACAAAAGTCTGAATGGGACTACCCATCACGAAGCTCAACACGCAGCTTTTGCTGAAGTCGGGCATCGTTATGGTCTTAAGGGGAAGCGAGCTTTGATCAATCACATGATCAAAGGGCTGCCTGAAAACACTTTCAAGCACTTGGTTGAGCACACCAAAAGTTTAGGATACGATCCAGACGATTCCGACGCCTTCAACGAAGAAATAATCGCCAACACGATTTCTCACTTAAATGATCCTGAGACTCGTGCTATGACGACCAATCTTATGATGTTGACTCCGAACGAAGAGATGGCGCACGATGATCATAACCGTATAGCGTACAAGCACTTTCAGCGTCAAGCAGGAACGGCTGTCCCCGCTTTGTTCCAGAACCGTCGCAAGGCGCCCATGGCCAAAGCCCAAACGCCTTTTGCTATGCCCAAGTTAGGGGTCAAGGATACCACGCGTCAAATCCCTATCACCAATCCGGCCCAGACCGACTTGAAGCAAAAGTTGATTGCACATGCTACAGCGCGCAAAAGTCCCGGAGCGTCATTCCCCGACCGTTACAAGAAAGTATTGCAGACGTATCAAGGCACCCACAATCGTGCGGCTGTAGCGTCACCATTGCCTGATGCGCCCAAGCTAGGATACATCAAACAAGAAACCCACGAGCCGGGCATCGAAAATCACGAAAACTGGCATGCTACTTTAAACCAAGTTCATTCTAAGTATGGACCAGCAGCGCGCAAAAATCTATCAACGAATTTGATTGAATCAATCCCAGACGCCAAAACCCGTGATACGGTACGTAACTTACGTAAACGTTATTTTCCAAATCCGGGGGTACATCCCGACGCACCGATTTCCCCTAAGACACATCATGTTGGCGCAGCAAAAGGAAATCATCCGGACGAAGAGGCTATCGGTTATTTGTTCTCGCACTTGAACGATGAAGATCACCGTAAAAAGTTCTTCGATAACTTGCAAGCAGGAACAGGTCGCCCGATTACGGATGACATGCGTCGTGGATTTGACACACGCTTGAAGTCGGCAGCCAAGCACATGCGTCGAATGGCTGAGCAAGCTGACGAATCGTGGTTGTCTGAAAACAAGTTCCGTCCAAATGGAGGACAATAATGGATACTGAAAAAGAACCACTAGAAAAAGGACTACCCAAAGCAGCGGGTGCTGCGGCAGCGCTATTGATGTCGGGCGGTTTTGGTGCAGCACACATGCAACACGCTGCACCAAAAGAAGCCACCACGCACGCTAGCAGCCCCGCACAGACGACTTCGTCTCCGGAGCCTGTAGCTCATCCGTCGAACCACTTGATGCAAGAGGTGGGCAAAGGAGCGGGCGCTGGCGCCGTCAACGATAAGCACTTGCATACGTTGTGGCACTCACCCGATGGTTCTGAAGGTAACCAACCAGATTTGTGGATTGAAATGAACCCCGATCTACACCACTTGGCCTTCCAAGAATCACACTGGGGTAAGAACGTAAACCACTATCCCGATTCACGTGGACCGTTCTATACAGCGCAAGGGACCGTGGGCTTAAGACCGTTCACAGCTAAGGAAGTTTACAACAAGACCAAGGCTCTGCAGCAAGAATACCCGCACGTTGCCGATGATGACTTGAAGTTTACTGAAAAGATGCGCAATGACCACGCTTTTTATAATAAGCTAGCCAACACTACATGGGATCGTATCGGAAAGTTTTTCCCAGACGACGCCCGTAAGGCATTTGCGTGGCGTCACGGTGCAAATCACCATGGGTTGCAAGACCCCAAGACTGTAGCTAATGACGCTTACGTCCAGTGGTTCTTGCACTTGAAGCACGGCGGCAAGGAAGGGGACTTCAAGTACAAGCCGGTGGGTATGTCCAAGGCCGAAGACGCCACACAGCCTTTGACCAAATTCGACGATTTTTCACCGGACGCTTTGTCGGATTCTTCAGACTTGTCGGACGACCGTACCGTAGAAGAAATGTTGGCCGAAATGGGCGCCAACATGGATCCGCACAACGACGGGAACGGTGGGCCAATCCGTGTCATCGGAGACTTGATCGCAGACCACCTTGAAGCGCAGCGTCACCATCACACATTAGGGGAATTTTTGCAATCGTGCCCCGATGACGCACAACGTCATTACAACCAGTGCGCCCAGCACACCATGATCATTCGTCGTTTGTTGGACCACGCTGACGAAAATCACGGGGGCGTGGGGCACGCTTTGTTGGCCGAACAGCTTTTGTCACCCGCTCACACCGAACGTCACGAGCGCTTTTCTAACGACTCCCCTTCCCACCGTGGCAATCACCACTTGGACGCAATGGTTACTCCAGACGGTTCGGAGTACGGGACCACGTGCGCACATTGTATGGACGCTTTATCCAAGGAGTAAAAATGGCTGAAAGTTTTGACGATCTAGTAAATAGACTACGTGGTGACCATGAAAGTGCTCGCCAATCACATTGGGATATGGCAAATAGTATCCAAGGCCCGAATCGATACGAAGACCGTATGGTTCATTACTTGCCTGCTAATGCACACAGTAAGGCTATTAACGACCTTCAAATGAATGGCGAGAGCGCCACCTACCCAAAAGCTTACAAAATCCCTGCGGTCGGGCGTAAACATCCGTTAGATATTCAAATTAATCCAAAAACAGGAAAGTGTGCGCATTGTCGTGAGGCAATTGATCAATTTGGAGAAGAGTCCGGCTTGGCTCACCCTGGCGAAAGAGAATTTGGACTATTTGACGATCCGTCAAAACCTTGGTTGCATGAACTGTACGAGCGAGCCGCTAATCCACAGCATCCTAAGATCCCAGCGAACGAAGCTAAAGCTGGGGCTCGATTTAATGCAACCGAAAACGATCCTATGGCTATATATCGCGCTGAAAAAGCCAAACTGGGCAAGACCGAATACACTCCACAAGAAACCGAATTCGTCAAGCAAGTTTTGGCCCGCGTGGTACAACTACGTTTGGCCAAAGCGGACGGCAAGTTTCGAGACACGACCATCGCTACTTTTTCGCCAGCGCGTATTTATCAAGCTTTGAATCAAGCAAAAGTAGACCATGAAGGCTTGTCCGACTATCACCACAACATGGGAATGCAAAAGTTCAAGCAAGGGCAGTTTGACAACGCGCCTTGGAAAGAACAAGAAGAAAGATATTGGTCACCAAACAGTGGAAAACAGCGTCACTACAAGAGGTCAAGTGAGCACACCAATCAAGCAGTGTCTCTTTATGATCCACAAGACTATTTGACGGGAAAATACAGAGGAGTCTTTACGCCAACGCCGGAAACTCCTGTTTTCCCGGCAGAACCGGTCGGTCACGAGTACCAACCGCACGAAATGGATCAGCACTTGCGTCCGGATGGTTCTTGTGCACACTGCAACGCCCACGTCGCTCGTGCGCTAGGGATGGAACACCACTTGCCTATGTATGAATTAGAAGACTCCAAGAACGCCATCCCAAACATGATCCGTTATGCAGAAGAAAACACTTCGCCGGAAGATATGGCTAAATTACCGACGCACAAAACTTTGAATAAGTCTGAACCGGAAGGGAGTGCCCCACGCCCCCGCAAGTCCTACGACTATTCACATTTGTTGCCGGTGAAGTCTATCAAGGAAGGATACAAAATCCACTTACGTGAGCGTCCGGGTGCCAATGGAACTTCGTTTGCGATAACGGCGACTCACCAAGGCCGCCCTGTGGGCGCGGCATCGATGGACGTTAATCGTGACGGTGCGATTCCGCATTTAACTATGATGGAATCTACTACCCACGATAACCACTCCAAGAAGGGTATCGGGCAAGCTCTGCGCGAAGCCGGATACGCTCACGGGCGCCACGTGCATGGAATCACGCACGTGGTTATCGGTGACCACGCACCGTCTGCGGAAGCTGTACACCGCAAGCTAGTAGAGAAGCACGGGATGGTGCCCGTCAAGTCGTTATAAGTCGCACTAAGCTGTACCAAGTAGTTAACGTAACGCCATGTTATAATAGGGGAACAAAATGGATATCAAGCCAGAACACATCACGCGTAAAGAAGTTATTGGAGAGATCAAGGGGCAATCGGTCATCCACATCCGCACGATGGGTGGATTAGAAGTGTTGATCAAGAAGAATGGGACCGAAGTAGAAACCTTGGCTGTAGCGCCGCACATCGGCATTGCCAAGTACATTGTCCAAAAGAAGCACCCTACGGTAGTGTTTACTCAATTGCACAAGTCCGATCCGTATCCGGCTTGGTGCTTGGAACAGGATTCGGCTGTTTGGGTCAAAGTAACTGAACAAGTGGACGCCAAGGTCCGTGGCAAGTAAGTTGTAACCGCAAGGAGCCGCCATGTCCACGCCGATCATGCCATTTGGCAAGTTAGAGATGCAACCCGAAGCGTTTGAAGACTTTGTCAATTCGCAAGGGGTTTTTATGCGTCACTATCACTCTTTGATTTGCCCAATTGGGATCCAAGATAAGTATGACGCACGTTCCACGCATGCGCCACACGACAATTGCCAAAACGGCATGATCTTTATTGTGGCTGGGGATATGAAGGTCGCTTTCTCCAATAACTCGGCCAATCGTCAACAGCAAGCGTTGGGCGAAATCGATTCGTCTGTTGCTTACATGACATTTCCAATCGTCTATGACCAAATCTCTTGCAAGAGTGCCGGTGAAATTATCCATATCGGTATGTACGACAAGTTCGAATACTTGGATACGCCACCGGACGTGGTGGAAGACGAAATCATCCAAGCGCACCGCAGCGGCATCGACCGTGCCCGCTTCCCTATCGTCGATGTTTTGCACTTAGTCGACGCTAACGGCGTCTTTTATTTTTGCGGGACCGATTTCGTGATTGACGCTGGTCGCATCAAGTGGATCGGCAATCGTCCGGGTGTCAACGATATCGGCAACGGCTTGTGCTATTCCGTACGCTACACCTACCGCCCTTTTTGGTTAGCTAAATCTTTGACCAAGGACATTCGCGTTGCTCAACAAGAGCCGGGCGATGGTGACTTGGACCCATCCCAACCCGGGCGTTACTTACAAAAAATGCAAATGTATATCATCGCCCAAAGAGAGTACGGGTTCTTTAACGAACAGAACAATGGTCCAACTTCTACGGCTTCTGCACAAACCCAAGAGTCTCCCAACAGCGGCTCTTATGGAACAAGCGCCTTGAATGGCTCTGGTCCGATTCAAGGTCAATAAGCCATGGATTACGCCCAATCTTTTTTAGTAGGAGTGTTGGGGGACAGCAACGCCGAAGCCTTATCCAACAGCGCTTCGATTTTGCCGCAGATTTCGGGCGTAATCATCCCGCAGACCGTCAAGTGCTGGCTGAAGTACAATTCTTCTTACACGGGTCTGCTACCGGGCACCCCCATCGCTGTTTCTTATGTAAAAACCAATGGGCGTTATGACGGCTTGGTTAAGAACGACCGTGAAGCCACCCCATTCAATTTTTTGTTCAAGGAAGCTGGCGAAGCCCAAGTAATCGCGGCTATTTCATTGGCACTGGGCGTAACCGATTACAAGTTGAACGCCAACACCCATATCAAACAAAAGCTGTCCAAGTCCATCGATGGGTTATTCTTGTTGCATAACACCGCCGTATGCACCAACCGCAAGGTAAAGTTTTTCAATCACCAACTACGCAAGTCTTGCGGAACGTGTCATCAGTCTTGGTTCCGTGGTAGCCCCACGTCTTATACAGGTTGTGCATGTGGGTCACTCAACAAAAACGTACCCCAATCTTCTTTAGTAACAACGGTTACACCGTATGAAGCATACACGGTCGTGGAGTTCGGTAAAGGATGGACACCAGATGTAATAGACGCTTTGATTAATAAGTTGCGCAAGTAAGCAAAGGAGCCATATGGGACAAAAAGTCGTAGTGTCTTTTCAAACCTTAACCCAGTGGCGCGAGGACTTTGTGCGTCAAGGAGAGGCTGCGGAAGCGGAAGGTAACGTCAACAAGGCTAATCAATACTTTGTAGCAGCGTCTTTGGTGCAAAAACAGATTGAATTAATTGTTCGTGAATATACGCCGCCCGCTCCGTGGTTTTAAGAGAGCAAAGGAACAGCAATGGACATGATGATTGCGTACGACTGCCCAGCCATGGCCGATGCTATGAATGACGCGGTAGCAACCGATATTACGCCAGAACGATTTCGCCAAATGTACGCACGGGGCTATTCTACGGTGCGCATGTTGGCTGACTGGGCGTTGAACAATGGCGGGTCAGTGGTCTACACGGAATTATGCAGTGGTGTAGTGATGGCGCCCGCCGATAAGATTGACCAAGATATTCACGGGCTGGTGCAGCGCATGCAAGCTGTGTCGGGCATGATCGTGCACGTAGGGATTGGGTTTGACTTGAAGCAAAGTCAAACGGCTGTGGACTGGTGCGTACACACGGTTACAGTAGAGCCCAAATATTACGATCCACAAATGGCGCAAGATTTATCGCCGCAAGACCCGGAGCTAGACTTGAATGCGTTGGTGGGGTCGCACGAGCCTATGCTGGGTGAAGAACAAGAAATCTTCGATCAGCCGAAGCTATTGAACAAGTCTTTGTCGAAGGCGGAAGACGACACGCCCAAGAGTGACCAAGAGATGGATGCGATGGGACCGCCACCAGCAAAGCAAGAAGAACAGCAACCGGGTGCAGAAGATCCGAATGCTATTGATCCGTTGGGGCTGCTAGGAGAAGTGACCGACGAAATCAAAAAGCAAGCGTCGAAGATCGAGTCCTTCAAGCAAACCGATCCAGACTTTTATGAACTCCACGTGGATATCTTGCGTGGTATCAGTGCTGCTGTCAAGGCGTTAACGCCGCCAGAGCTACAAGGTGACGGTGAAGGGGCTAAGTTAGGTGAAGGAAAGTCTGAAGACGAAGGGCATGGTGGGATCCCGGTGGGGACGGTGCATAAAGGGCGTGTAAAAGTCCGCTTGCCAGAAGGCGGGACCACTTGGGTATCGGCTAAGTCCGGTCAAGTAGCTGGTGGCGTATCTGGAGCAGCTACCAAGGATTACTTCGGCACCGATGGCGGTGGCGGTGATGACGGGGGAGAAGGAGCATAAGCTAGCATGGACATCAAGATTGACATGAAAGACATGCTACGCTTTGTCGAGGAATTGACACCGCGTAGCATCGCTTTGATCAATGAAGGTGTGGCACAAACTGCCCAAGAAGCGCACCAAAAGCTATTCGACTTAGCCGGGTCTAGATTGAACTCTTCTCGGGCGGCTTACCAACAAGCCATACGCCTAACTGCCGAAAAGAACGGGTACAAGTTATCTGTAGGCGAGGGAGATTCGCCGGGCGACAAGCTAGCTCAAGGCGTTGAATCCGGTATGAAGCCGTACGACATGGTACCGGGCATGTTAGCTTCACCTAAAGCAAAGCAAGGCAAGAACGGCAAGTACATGGTAGTGCCATTTGAGCACAAGATTGCTGGCGGAGGTCAAACCTCCAAAGAAAAAGCTTTGTCGGGTGCAGTCAACCAAGCTATCCGCAAAGAGGGGTTGGACTTGAAGGCTTCTAATATTACTCAAGGAACGTCCTTCAAGAAGACCTTGCAACCTGCGACTCCGCCCGGGTTGGGTAAGGCGACGGATTCAGTCCCGCTATTGCAAGACACGAAGTACAAAGAAACCGGCAACTCCACCAAGTCCAAAGCAACCGCCACTACTTTCCGTGTTGTAACAGAAAAAGACCGGGGCGTCAAGTGGCAGCACCCCGGTCTACAAGGCAAGTTTTTGATGGACGTGGTTTATCAGTGGGTGCAAGATAACTTGGACAAAAACATTAAAACAAAGCTGGAAGAGTTGTAAGGGGTAGCGCATGGACCAGATCATTCAAGCTTCACTAGTAGACTACCCAATCACTTACAAAGAGCCCGCCTATGGGTCTACGACTGCGTTTGGTATGTCTCAATCAGACATCCTATTGCAGACTGCTTTGGAGTGCGGATTTGACGATCTATTAAAGTATCCGGTATTAATGGACTATTGCTTTGCTTGGCTGTCTCAAGACACCTTGACGGCACGCCGATATGGTCCCCAAGCCCTGCAAGATGCCAAAACTTGGTTCTTGAACACCAAGATCCACGTGTTAATGGACTACACCGTTCGTGACTCTCCTAAATTTCCGTGCGTAGTAATCGGTTTGAACGATTCTGCAGAAGAACAGTCTACGTTAGGGGATGTGAACTATTTCCCGTACGAAGACGCACCTGCCGCCACGGTTTTGTCTATTGTGGACTCCAATCGTAACTCTTATAACGCCACGACCGGGAAGATGACCATCACTAACCCCAACGATATTCCGGTAACGACTTTTATGTTGGTTGTCGACTTGGAAACAAAGCTGTCCTACCCCATCATTGATATCGAAACTAATTCTTCTTTTAGCATTACGACAGGTTTATCAAGTCCGTTTAAGTTCGTGGCGGTAGTACCGGCCAACAACTACTTATCGGTGTCTTTGGAAAGCTCACGCTTCCGCGAGTCCTATTCGGTTTTGTGCTGTGACAATACTAAAGCCCAAAACTTGATGTACTTATATTCCGTGACCAAGTTTTGCTTGTTGCGCTATCGTGAAGCGTACATCGAAAACCGTGGCTTCGAACAGACCCGTATTTCATCTGGTAGAATGTCTCAAGATCCGGTTTTTGGTACAGAAAAGGTATTTAATAGATCGTTGCAAATTTCCGGGATGATCCAAGAGTTCTGGCCAAAGACGATCACGCCTAAAATCCAAGGGTTGACAGTATGTATGCAAATCGCTTCTAACAAAGACGGACCGGTGCCGTTACAACCGGGAATCGATCCGTGGACTACGGTGAATAATCCGTTGCGTAAAGATAGCACCATCCCTACGCCATTTGTCTTAGAGGACGAACCCTTTTAAGCGACACACCATAATCTTTAAGCCATTTGTTACAACAGTAGTACACAACACAAAGGATAACCATGTCACGTACTTACACCGCACAAGAAACCGCGCAGTTTTTGTTAGAAGCCACTGAACGCTTGCAAAAAGCTGCCGACCAAGATCCAACCGGTGCGCAGACGTTAGCCAAGAGCTTAGATCCTGCGGCAACGCCGGTCGGGTCGAAGAACGACTTGCGTAAAAAGAAGAAGACGGTAGCCGACAAAGTGTCGACTGGCGAAAAGCATTCGGAAGAGTCCGACAAAGCCAACGACGCGTCGGAACGCCACGGCACTACGCCAGCGGACGTTGCAGAATCCCGTAAAATCGTGCACGATGCCGAAGCAGAAAAGATCGTGCGTGGAGTTGTCCCGGTAGCTAAGGGCGATGGGGATCTAGAAAAAGCGGGCATGGGCGCTATGGGTGCCATGAACGGCAATAAGAATCCGTTGGGTGCAAAACGTGCCGGGTACACGGGCCGTTCTATGGGTCGTGAACTGGGCAAAGCTGGCGCACCTGCGCCACAAGCGCCCAAAGCTCCGGGCATGACTCCACCGGCAGCACCAAAAGCGGCAGCGGCACCAATCGCACCCAAAGCCCCGACAGCGCCCAAGATGTCTATGGCTGGCTTTGCTAAGGGAGATGATAACTTGGGCAACAAGATCGACAAGCCATCCAAGGAAAAGCCCGTGGACGCTGATCACTCTGTCGACCAAGCTCCTAAGCAAGATGCTTCGGGAGTTCGTCAAGCTTTTATGAATGAGCGTGCTGGTACCGGTGTATCCACTCCGGGTATGCACGATATCAAGCGTTTGCATGCCGCTCAGCAAGAGCACGCCAAGACTCGTGCGGGAAAAGTTCCAGGCGAAAAGATGGAGCCAAAAGACGACAAAGAACCACAAAAGTCCGCGCCAGAAAAAGAAACAAAGATGTCTAAGGCAGAAGCGGCTACGCTATCCAAGGGGATTTTGGATTCTTTGAAGTCGATTTATAGTTCTGCAAAATCCGGTGCAGGTAACGCCGTAAGATCGATGCAAACGGGTGGAGCACGTGGAACGGGAGCGACACAGCAGCCGGGCGGGGTAGCACCGGCTCCAGCGCCACAAGCGGCAGCGCCACAAGCGGCAGCCACCCAGCCCGCCATGGGCGGTCAGACCGATGGTACGGTGGCGGCACCAGCTTCCCGCAAGCCAACCCCTCAAGAAAACTACGGGCGTATGACTAGTCCGTCAGGTGTTCAACAAGCTGCCCCACAAGAAGATCCTTCGGCAGCCCGTACTCAGATTGGCGCGCCAGTTTTGGAAGAAAAGACCGGGGCTGCACGTCCTTCAGCTAAGGCTGCACAACAAGCGGCACCAGCCCAAGCTCCAAACGACGTTACCGCAGTTAAGGGGCCGCATTCTATTGATCAACGAAATCACCAGAAATACATGGATTTCGTTCAAAAGGGTGGCGGGCAAGATCCAGCGGCTAATCCGAGTCCAGCAGCGGCTGGACCTTCCCGTGACCAATCCGCCTTGGACTCTATTATGATGCCTCACCACGTAGCACAATACGCCAAGGCTCAGCACCAAGCTTTCCACCACGGAAGCCGTGGAGACATGGACTCGTACAACAAGTTTTCGCAGATTGCCGATCAGCACAAAGCTCTAGCGCAAACACATGGGGCTACGGATGCTCATTTTAATACGGCTATGCAAAAGGGAGGGACCAAGGTTCCGGCAGTGCGTGGTCCAGCAACAAAGATGGGACCATCGGCAGTTGGCAAGGCTGTAGCATCGGCCACGCCGGGGCAGATGGGGCGTGCAGCCCGTGGAGCAGGTGGTCACGCATTGCGTCGTTCGGAACCGGAACTTAAGGCTATCATGTCCAATCCGATTTTGCGCACCATGCAAAAGGCGTTAGACAATATGTCTATGGTTGGGTCAGCAATGGGCTCAGAAATGGGCGGGTCGTCTGCCGGACCAACGATTGCAATGTCTACTAGCCCGGGACGTTCTATGCAAGACGATCCGGCTACGCGTGGTGAGGGGCCTTCGAGCATGTCTGCGCCAGCGCCGGTCGAGCCAAAGAAGTCGGTGCACGAACAAGCGGCAGATCGCGCCAACGCCAAAGCGGCGGAACACGAAGCGGCTGGACGTAAGGATAAGGCTGACGCTTTCCGTAAGTTAGCCGCCTTCCACATGTCCACTAAGCACAAGTCTGACGCAGCGGCCAAAAAGCAAGCAGAAGCAGCGCACAAAGCTTCTCAAATGGGCCGTTCTTCTCGTGGACACGGTGGGTTATAATCAGACAAAGGCGGCCTAATGTCTATTCAAATTTCTTCGCTCAAAAAGAGTGACTTAAACGAAGGCGCTAAAAAAGCCATTCGTGAAGCTCACTTTGAGCACATGTTGGCGGCTCATCAACATGGCGGTCGTATCAATGATCGTGCTACACCGTTAGGTGGCCCAGAATTTCTTCACCATCATAACCAGAAGAAAGCCCACTTGGCGGCTGCTGGGGAACTAGAACAATTGATGGACCCAGCCGAGTTTCATCGAAGTGGTGGAAATGCGCAGAATGAAGCGCAAAGAGCGCAATTCGGTGAAACGCTTAACCAACCACATCCTACGAATTACTATAAAGTAGCTTTACCTTTGGGGGGCAATCGTCCATTAGATCAGCATGTTAAGCCCAACGGCAAGTGTGCTCATTGTGAAGAAAAGATTGCGCAAGCTGCTTTTGCTCCGGCAATGGACCAAATCATCTATCCGCAAGAAGCCGCCATTGCTAATACGGGCGGCGAACATCTTTATGCCCAAACGGGTTTTAATCCCAATATCAAACCGATCACGAAGGGTGAAGCTAAATTTTATCTACAACAAATCGTATCTTTGTCCAAGGGGCAATTTGACGAAAGTCCTCTTGACGTACAAGGTCGATTTGTTCACCCAAGTCCTCGTATCGCTTTTGATGATTTAATTCAACAATTGACCTATCACCATTCCGATGCCCGTGCCGGACACAAAGATGCTTACCTAGAAGGAAAGTATTTATCGTCAGACGGAGAGCGTGAACTGGACCACGATCAACAACAAATGAAACACGTTGAAGGTCATAAAAATCACACCGCCGCATTAAAAAACTTGAACCCCGGGATTCATTTGGGCGAATTCGCTCCAATGCACTCGTTGCAGCATGGCGACGAACACGAATTGGATTCTTACATCGATCCCGCCACCAAAAGTTGCGCGCATTGCAATAAGCATGTAAATGACTTTGCTTTAAAACACAATATGGCGCATCCTGGTGAAATGGAATTACATCGGGTTATGTCGCCGGGCGAGTCTTGGACTCAAGAAATTTACGCGCGCTTTGTCAATAAAGATCATCCGAATCGACCAGACCAAGCAGCAAAGGCAAAAGCCAGTGTTACACCCAGCAACGATCCTATGGCTGTTTATCACGCTGAAAAGGCTAAGTTAGGTAAGTCCGAAGCAGCTTACTACGTAGAAACCTTGTCCAAGAGTTTGTCGGCTATTGAAACAATGCCGGACGTACAGCCTTTGCGCAAGGAGATGCCGAACTACGCCACGGCACCTACTTTCAATTCCGGCTTGCAGTACATGGTACCGGCAATGTACGGTGCTTACAAGTTGCATCAAATCCGTCAAGCGCACGAAAAGCAAAAGGCGGCTGCACAAGCAGAACGTGACCAAGCCAAGCGTGATGCCCAGCACATTTCCGCATTCAAGGAAGACCGCACACGTACGCAACGTGGTGAAGCCAAGATGGACTTGGCGCATCGTCAAGCGCACGTAGAAGACTTGCGTCGTCAAAAGCAGCACCAACGCAACGTGGAGCGCGGGTCGGTCAAGTTCTCCCGCATCCAAGAAGCGCATCAAAAGCAAAAAGCCAAAGCGGAAGCTAAGTCGGGATTAACTCCCGGGGCATCGCCGTTCGACATCCCGCAAGGGAAGCCATCACCAATCCCTAAGAGCAAAGAGCGCTTCGAAGACAAAGTAGCTACGGCATATGCTGCTGCAAAAGGTGCTCGTGAGCCGGGGGTAGGAGAGCGTGTACCAAAAGTGGGCAAGCCTTTGGGTGGCTTTTGGGAATCTCCTGCGCCACAACCAAAGAAGCGTCAAGTTTATGATCCGTCTGAAGCCAAGACGGATCCTGGGTTGCCATTGTCTGATCCGGCTAACGTGCAAGGTCGCCAACAAGCGTACGACAAGATGCGCTCCGGCAAGATGTCTAAGTCCGAAGCTGGATTCCATTTGCAACAGATTGTGGCGTTAGTGAAAGGCGACGTCTTCGGACGTAATGCCGCATCGCGTTTACAGTACAACCAACCTACCGACGACCCGGATCAGAATGACGTTTGGGACCAACAAGCTCACCCCGAATACGGCGGTGCTTCCCAACAACCCGCTGAATTCGAACCAGCAGAGCCTATCAGAAACGAAAGATATACTGATCAAGACGGCGAGTATATTGCTATGCCACCACATCCAAACAACGTTGAAACAGAACTAAACGATGCTCCACGAAATTCATACGACTTTGAGCCAGGGTCGATTATTAAGCAAAGACAATATCGTATGCAACAACAGATGCTACGCCGACAAGAAGGTAAGCGTTTTAGTCTGTCTCCGACCCGCGCGCCGCGTGACCCGCAAGAAGAATTTGAAAAATTAATGAGTATTTTGGGAGCCCAACACGATAACGGCTCAGATTTTCACGCTCGACAAGAGCGCGATCCTATAGGTGCAAAAGAAGACCATCATAATGACTATCTTCAACGCCACAACTTGGCAATGAGTCAGCTTCCGTCTCCAGACATGGAGGTGGAAAGTGGGCACCTTTATAGAGGGATCAAAGATAACGCACCTAACGGTGACAGCCATCCATTGGATCGTCACGTAGACGCCCGTGGAAATTGCGCACATTGCGATTATTTGACGAATCAATATGCTGTAGAAAATGGATTGGCTTCTCCAGGCGAAATGGAGTTGCACAAGTTGATGTCCCCAGATAAACCGTGGACACAAGAGATCCACGACCGCGTCAACAATCCCGATCACCCATCAATCCCTGCAAACGAACAAGCTGCTGCTCAACAATTCAACGCACAGCCAGCTACCGACCCAATGTCGGTATACAAAGACGCCAAGGCTAAGTTGGGCAAGGCGGAAGCTACTTACTACATGGAAGCCTTGTCAAAGATTTTTAAAGTCAAATAATCTTGGCGCACAGACGTTTTTACATACAAAACCTGACGTGACGGATTACATAATCTTTTGCGGTACAAGAGTGGTTGGTGTTCCGGCCACGGAATTTAATGTAGCACCCGGTTGTAACCGAAAGGACTTTCAACAATGGCATTATCTTACATTGATGACTCAGGCGCAGTCATTTACCAACCGGGTGCTTACCCTAAGTATACCGTTGTGAACAACCAAGTTGGTTTGTCGACGTCGGGCGTGATGGTGCTTGTTGGCGAAGCTATGCAAGGTCCGTCATTTGCACAAGAGTCCGATATCACTCAAAACGTGTATGGTCCGGGACAGTTAGCGGCTGTGCGTACGAAATACGGCTCCGGCAATATCGTGGACGCCTTCTCGGCTTTGGCTGTGCCGTCTAAGGACCCACAAATCACTGGTGCGGCACAAGCTATTTACATTTTGAAGACCAATCAAGGTGGCTTGGCGTCTACGTCAATGACGCGTGCTGGTTTAGCTGCGTACCGTAAGGCACAGTCTAACTTTTACGGGGCTTCTGGTAACGGGACCGGTTTGTCTGTAACCCAATCGCAAGCAGAGGTTCCTGCGACCACCGGTTTGTTTGCTTTCGCTTCGTTGCCCACCAACTTGTCTACCAGTCGTACGCAGATCGTTAACGTACGTGTTAACGGTGGTGCCAACACGACGTTCACCCAAACCGTAACGTCGGCTATCACTGGCTTGGTTTCTCCAGTAACGTTTGCGGCATCGATGGCGGCATTAACTCCGTCGATGTTGGTAACGGGTGGCGTTGATCGCTTGGTGATGACCGGTATCACGGCCACGTCGTCGTTGGCTATCTCGGCTACCAACGCAACGGGAGTTATCGTAGTGACTTTGTCCGGTGCTGCTACTTCTTGGGCCACCATCCCTACTCCGGGCGACATGTTGATTATTGCGGCTAACACGGAATACTCCAACAGCGCGGACTCGATTTTGATCAACGGTGCGAACACCAACCAAGGAACGTTCGTGGTAACGGCTGCAACGGCTACGACGATCACCGCCAAGTTGATGCAGTCGGACACTACGGCAGCGCATACCTTGACCAGCAAGACGGCGACGGCGGTGTCTGCTACTCCAGCCAACGACTTGAAGATCATTTCCGGTATCACAGCTACTAACGTAACAGGTACGGACCGTGGGTTGATCACTGGGCAAACGGGCACGTTGATCGCTTTGGCGGTCAACAACGTCACCCAAGTAGTAACCGCTACGATCACGGGTACGTGGGCTACTACTCCGGCAGTAGGCGACTACTTCCGTATCAACTCCGGGTCCGTGTTAGCTGGCGCTGGTTCCGTCAACGTCGGCTGGTATCAAATCACCGCGTCTACGTCGTCCACTATTATCGCTACACGTTTGTCGAACAGCGCGGTCCTAGTAGCGGTATCTGCTACGGCAATCGTGACTCCAGCTACGGACGCGCAAACTTTGCGTCCTGCTATCGACGGTGTGTCCAAGGTCTTGGCAATCTCCGACGGCTCCGCAGCCACCGACTCCTTGCAAACGTCCACGTTCACGGCGGCGGGCGCGACCACAGCTTGGTTGCAATCGGCCACCCAAGCTCCAATCGTATCGGCATCCGACTTGGTAGTGTCCATCAACACCACCAACCCTGTGTCCAACTTGTCCGAAGCTTTCCCCGTAGGCGGTAACGCGGTTTTGGCTATCGGTTACAACGGTACGACAGCAACAATGACTGTGACGTCCACTAACACGATCACCACGTCTGTAACCGGTGGTACTGGGTCCAACTTGTCCGTAGCTTACACCAACTATCTGACATTAGGGGCGTTGGCTGCTTGGATCAACGCTCAGCCTGGTTATTCTTGCGCCGTGACGTTAGCTGCTTTCAAGAACTTGCCTTGCTATGTTCTAGACCAAGGTACGTTCAACATCTGCACAAACGTAGCCGGTACGTCTACTGTAACATCTTTTGGTGTTCGTATCAAGAAAGACGCCTACGAAGTTCTGCAAATCAATTCCCAGTCTCAGCTAGTGGACTTGACGGATGCCGCCACGGGTTACATGGTAATCATGGGTGGTGTATTGGCAGGCGGTATTCCAGCCAACGGTCAATACGTGACCACGGGTTCCGGTTTGCCAGAAGTAGCTGCGCAGACCTTCTTGACCGGTGGAACGTTGGGTAGCACGTCCAACACCGATATCGCCAACGCCATTTTAGCGCTACAAAAGCTACGCTGCAACTTTGCGGTACCGTTGTTCAGCCGCGACGCTTCGCTGGACGTACAAGCTGGGTTGACTGATCCCGCATCGTCCTACACCATCGCTTCGATCAATGCGGCTTTCTCCACCAGCGTATTGTTCTCTAGCCAACTAAAGCGTCGTCGTAGCCGTCAAGCTTTCTTGTCCATCAAAGACACGTTCGCAAACGCCAAAATCGCTGCACAAACCATCGCAAATGCCCGTTGCTCTATGGGCTTCCAAGACGTGCGCTTGTTGGCTTCGTCTGGTTCCATCCAGTCCTTCCAACCGTGGATGGGTGCCGTTATTACTGCAGCTATGCAAGCGGCTGGTTTCTACAAGCCAATCTTCAACAAGATTTTGAACATCAACTCGGCCTACCAAGCTGCTGGAGACTTCTTGCCTACAGACTCGGACGCAGTTGACCAAGCGTTGCAAGCGGGCTTGATGGTTATCGTCCCGGACGACACGGGCGTTGCCTACAAGTTCTTGGCAGACTACACCACCTACGCCACGGATAGCAACTTCGTTTACTCTTCTATCCAAGCTGTGTACGTAGCCGACGTTATCGCGTTGTCGACTGCTGCACAACTAGAAAAGCAATACGTTGGTCAGTCATTGGCAGATATCTCTGCGGCCATGATGTTGTCTTCTCTAGCGGGCATTATGAAGAACTTCGTGCGCTTGAAGTTGATCGCTCCATCGGACCAAGCGCCAGCCGGTTACTTGAACGCTCAAATCGATATCAACGGTCCTACGGCCAAGGTTTCGTTCACGGTCTTTGAAGCGACTGGTTTGTACTTCATCCCGATCAACTTCTTCATCCAGCCGGTACAGCAATCGGCTGGGCAATAATAACGCTGGCTCGTAATTAAATAAAGGACACCAAACATGGCATCTCAAGTTCTACACGGCTCTAGAGCCAAGGTCTTTATCGGGCCAAAGTTAGTAGGCATCTTTTCGTCCATCACGTGGGGCGTACAATTGGTTTCACGTGATATCGATATCGTGGGTGCAGAAGCTACTCAAGAAATCCAAGTCACCGGATACGCTCCAGTAGAAATCTCTGCTACTGGTTATCGTATTATGAAAAACGGCCCGTTCTCGGACAGCATCCGCATGGGCAAGCTACAAGACTTGCTAACGTTGAACGACATTACCGTAACCATCCACGACCGCTTGTCCAACACACCACTAGCTGTTATCGTAGGGGTTAAGGTTTTGGGATTCAACAACACCGTGGCTGCCAAGCAAACCACCGAAATCCAATTCACAATGCGCGGACTAGTCCTATCCGACGAAGAAGGTAGCCAAGGGGAGTCTACAACTGGTCCTCAAGGTGCTGCACAACTTCCTTAATCGTCTAACCACTTTATAAGCAATCCGTATCAAAGAGGGCCGGGTCGTTACACGGCCCTCTTTTCTTTCTCTGTAACGCCCAGAAAGGTACACTATGAACGTCGATTTTTCTTTTAATCCAGGTTTTGCTTCTCTAGGTTCTATTGAAACCAATGGCGCGTTCATTGTCCCGTTGGGGATCACGGACAATGCTTTGACTACTTACAAGGTCAATGGCCAGCCCGTCGCTATCCGCTTGTCTTCAATGAGATCCCCCGTAGTCAAAGTGGAAACCTTTTTCCACACCCAAGACCCGTCGATCTTTTTGTCGTCGGACTCGACATTGGTTGTGGGACCATACACTTACTTCGTCCCAACCACAATCGGCACGTTGGGGATCATTGCTGTAGTCGATATTACTTCATGCTTCGTCCAACAGAATTTCCAATTCCGCACAATCAATATCGCCCAGTGCGGAGCGCCCACAGACGCCATCAACTTGTCCTTTGTACACGACAAGCTTTATCTGTTCAACCGCACCACCAATACTTTGTTCATTGGTACCGTGTTAGACAATGGCACCGTTCCTTATTGGCGTCTGTTGTCGGTGTTGACTCCGGGTTTGGTCAAGTTCTTGCCAGTCCAAGACACCTTGTTCGGATTAACCGTGGCTGCTCCGGGCACGGGGTACACTTACCGTCCGAACTCCCAAACGTACGGGGTCTTACCGGGCCCAGCCTTAACGGCATTCAACTTGGTGTCTGAAGAACAGTGCGACTTAAATCGCTCGCAAGCGGTGATGTTGGTGTCCAATGCCGCTTCCCAATTCTTCTTAGCCAAGATGTCGTTGCTACAATCACCTAGCTTGGTCTTGTCCAACAGCTTCTTCACTAACGCCGGGGTCAAGGCTCAACCATACGACGTGTTAGTCACATCACGCCACGCAATCATCACCGGCAACTACGATGCAGCCAACACTTTGTTCACCAGTCGTTGGGACTTTATTTCTCTAGCCAATCTAGGTGGCTAATCTAACTACCACAGGAGGATAAACATGGCACCTCGTCCTGCATTACACATCGAAGAACTAGAACACTACACCACCCGCGAGGAGTTCGTCAAGTTGCAATCTAGTGTAGAAAATACCGGCGCGCTGTTGGAAAAGCTGTCGCCCAAGATCGAAGAGACACATAAGTCGGTTGCTATTTTGATGAGCGAGCGCGAAGCGGCTATCAAGTCCAAAGACCGCTCCTATGCTTTGTGGCCGGTGGTGTTGGCCGCATTTGTTATCCCATTAATGGACTTGATGCATTTCTTGTGGACGTTACGCGGCCACTAAAGGAGCCACCATGTTACCTTGGAGAGATTGGGTTCAAGACCACTTGTTAGTAGGCGTAGGCATTGTGGTAGTGGCTGGAACGGGTCTGGCTGCCGCGCATTGGGTTGCTATTGCTGCGGTCTACCCTGTGCTAGTTGGTGGAGTGCTGGCGTTGTGTGGCATCAACAAGGGCGCGGAAGTTGCATACGATACGATGACTAAGAAGACGGATGTCACGCCAGATCCTTCTCCAGAAAATAAGGAATAATCATGTTACAACTAACGCCCTCTCCCTGGTCGCAACCCAATATCTACTTTTACTATGCTTTTTATCACAAAGGATTTGTGTATATTTTTGCGCCGCTTAATCGTTCTGATTTTTCATTAATTACTGTCAATGGTTTAGCTCAGTTTTACAAATACAAAGCTACAGCATCGGGGTTGGTTTTTGTTGGTTCTATTTCAATG